TGCGGGCCCCTCCCTTTTGATATTGTCCCGGAACAACAGCCGCAATATTTACACTCTATTTCTTTTTTCGCCGGATTATCCATTTTCTTTGATCCATCTATCAAGGTCTGATTTGAAGTAGTAAATCAGCTTCCCAGTCGGTTTATAAAACTTAGGCCCCTTGCCCTCGGCGCGCCAATTCTCTAGCGTTCTTTGTTCAACACCCAGATATTCCGCCGCCTTTTCTGTATTCAACCCTGTATCGTTATTCATTATCACCACCTTTTAGCCTCTTGACTGTACCCTTTTTAGCGTATATCGTTTCATGTGTCAACAGGGGAATTAAAAAAGATGCAAAAAAAATATTTCAATTCACAAGATGCCAGAGCGCTTATCAACATGTACGGGTTTTCACTTTTCCCTGTGCATGGGATCGATGAAACAGGAGCCTGCACTTGCGGCAACCCATCATGTGAGCATAAAGGCAAGCACCCAGCGACGAATGACGGGTTTAAAAGCGCTACAAAGGACATAGACAAGCTACTTGAGATATGGGCTGGGCGCAAATTTCTCAATGTTGGTATAGCAACAGGCGAGCCGTCCGGCGTGTTTGTGATCGATATAGATAGCGCCGAAGGGGAAAAAAACCTGCGTGATGCGGGCAAGCTGCCGGACACCCTCAGCGCTTCCACGGGCAAAGGGCGCCATCTGTTCTTTAAATGGCCTGGGAGCGCCGTGGTAACAAGACGCGGCATATTGCCGGGGGTTGATGTGCGCGGCGATGGCGGTTATGTCTGTGGCCCCGGCTCCAACCACGCCAGCGGGGCGCGGTATGAGTGGATAAATCTTCTTGAAGTCATTCAGGACGCGCCCGATTTTATCCTCGATCTTGTCGTCAAGGACAGGATAAAGCAGGCGCAGGAACAAAGACCCGCGAATCTGTTTACCGCGCCGCGCCTGCAACTCAGCGAAGGCTGGAGCTATGACGATGTTCTGGATCACTTATCCCATATCAATCCGGATTGCGGCTATGATGACTGGATCGCCGTCGGTATGGCACTTCAGGCCGAAGGGTTGCCGTTTGATGTATGGGATCGCTGGTCATCCGGCGGGACAAAATACAATGCCGGAGAGATGGCGAGCCATTGGCGGTCGTTCCGCCCCGGCAAAGGCGTCTCTTACGGTACCATCGTTCATATGGCGCGTCAGGGCGGATGGGAAAGGAAGTCAGCCGTAGCCGTCGCGCCGTCATTTTCGCCGCCGCCACAGAAGCCCGTGGATGCGTTTGATCCTGTCACGGGGGAGATTATAGCCCCCGCGCCGCTTCCTGCTATCAGGCAGGCCGCAGCAGGCCGCAGGAAGCTCCCTTTGCTGTATGCCGATGATGTCACGGCAATCACGAATACAGCTGATTTCATCGAAAACCTGTTATGCGAAAATCAGTTTTCGGTAATATATGGGGAAAGCAACTGCGGAAAGACGTTCTTTATGATGGATGTCGCCCTGCATGTTGCCCTTGGCAGGCAATGGCGGGACAGGGAGGTTGAGCAGGGCGGGGTTATCTATGCCGCTCTTGAAGGCGGATACAACACACAGAACCGTATTGTTGCCTTCCGTGAGCATTACGGCATAAAGCAGCCAATTCCTCTTGCCGTCATCCCGTCCAGCCTGAACCTGCTAGACCCGGAAGGGGATATACACAGCCTTGTGGAATCAATCTGGGAGGCCAAGGAGCGTATCGGGAATATCAAGATGGTAATTATTGACACCCTCTCCCGCGCTCTGCATGGCGGGGATGAAAACAGCTCTATGGATATGGGGCAGCTTATTATCAATGCGGACGCCATACGGGCAATTACAGGGGCGCACATAAGTTTTGTTCACCACTGCGGTAAAGATGCTGTAAAGGGAGCGCGGGGCCACAGCAGCCTGCGGGCCGCCGTGGATACAGAGATTGAAATCAGCAGGGAAACAGAATCATCCCCTAGTAAGATTAAGGTTGTAAAGCAGCGCGAGATGGAAACAGGCGCGGAATTGTTTTTCAAACTTAATTCCATAGAGCTTGGCGAGAATCAGCGGGGCAAGCCCGTCACGTCCTGCGTAGTTGTCCCATGCGAAGAGCAGGAAGAAATAAAACAGGTCAGGATGAACCCGCTTCAAGCATTTATATACGAATCCTTGATCGACGCCCTTGTCGCTCATGGCCAGACGCGCACCATGTACAGCGGCGCCGATCCGGTTATGTCTGTCACATATGACGAGCTGCGCGAAGTTATGGAACAAAGAGGCTTTAAAGAAATTATGCAGACAGAGAAGAAAAGCAGCGCTGAGCAGATCAAATCGGCGACCCAATCCGCCCGTCTTTCACTCAAAAGCATGGGTAAGGTTAATTTCAATAAAAAGTACATCTGGGCGGTCGAAAACCCAGTACACAATTGAAATCAGAGAAGAGCGTTTTTTGCGTTGGTGAGGGAAAGGAGAATTTTGGTTATGTTGTTGATAATAAAGGCGTATTCGGCGAAGTATGGCAGTATGAAATGGTTAATAAATTCTGCCATTCCATTATTGAAAATAATAAATGTAATAAAATCAATGCTGTATGGGAGAATGTCTCTAAAAACAGGACAGACTGAAAGGTATGAGAGAATGTATGTATGTCACCATACATACATTCTCTCATTCCTGAAGTCAACATACTTTCATTCAGAAAAGTGAGAAAAATTTTGAGAAATATTATTAAACATAAACAGAAAGGCTGGAAAGAGAAAATGGAGTTAAACCCACAAGATTATGAAATTCAAAGATGGATCGAAAAGCTCGATCAGGAGGCCATAAGATATGAGTCGAAATGGGGGATCGGCACTTTACAGAAGCTTGCCCCTGCCCATCTTGCCGAAAAGTGGAATGCCCAGTGCGAAAAGCTGAATGATGCAATCTCTGGGTCAAAACTTCCTGATGTCGCCGCACTGGTGGATGGGTCAATAAGAGGGTATGCGGCGCTCGAGGCGGCAGCAATTGCAGCGGGTCATACGCCAGCCCGCCCGAATGTATGGGAGGCTGAACACCCCGAATCAGGCAGGCGCTACAGGATTGCTGTAAATGAGATGGATGCCCGCGCCTGTGCCTGCCCGGGTGTGTGCGTTTATACGCTTCATGAGGTTATTAATATTCTGGAGAAAAATCAGCTTGTGAATGTTATTAAAAATAATGCTCGCGCGGCGAAAAAAGAAAGCGCGCCGTTTGATTTTGCGAGGGGAGACGATATGCCAGAAGAAATGAAGGTCATAAAACAGGTTTTCGCCGATTATGAGGATGAAACAAAGTTTGAAATCCCTTGTTAGTGTTGAATTTTGACCATATTGCCAACGCCGGCAAAATGGTCGCCGCACACGGCGCGCAAAAAACCGCGGCTTTATTTATGAGGCAGCCCCAGCACTAAGCCGGGGTTGTAAAGTTTATGGTGGTTTATTATTTTATTTTTCAGCGTTCTAGTGATCGTAAAATAGAAGGTTTTTTAAGATCCCGTAAGGCTTTAGCTTCGATTTGCCTAACTCTATTCCCTGATATTTTAAATACCTCGCCAACCTGCTCAAGAGTCATAGGCTCGCGGCCATTTAAACCGAAACGCATTTCTATAACTTTTTTTTGTCTTTCTGGAAGTTCATTAAGAGCGTTAAGGATTGTATCCTGCATCCTATGTTCAATACATAGTTGCTCCGGGTCTTTTGGCGGCAGTAAATAACCTATATCCTCAAAACTCGCTTCTATTTCAGCTTTGTTATTTTTTAGTGTTTCATAGTGATGCCTTGCGGGTATTAAATCTTCGGGCAATCTCCGCAATGTCTCTGAAATTATCAGCCACGGCTTTCTAACTTCCCTATTTTTGCAAAATAAAGAAAGTTTTAACGCGAGCATATTTCCTAAATCGCTTTGTCTTACGCCAGACACACGACTTAATTCTGCTGCGGATTCGTATCCCTCATCAATCATGGCCTTTTGAAGCAAATTATTTTTTACCCTAATTTCAATTTTGTATTCCTTCATTTTCTTCCCTCCTTCGCCATTGCCTCGATCACCCGCTCCATATACGCCCGCCCGGCAAGGAAGCGCCCCTTTTTTATGCCGTTGAGATAGCCCCTGTAAAGGTTATGCCTGCGGCAAAACTCGGCCTCGGATATAGGAAGAGCGCGGATTGCTTTCGTTAGCCATGCGGCAAACTCTATGCGCTCTGTAAGCGCTTGTATTCTGTGATCTGCTACTGTCATAATTCCAATCCCTCTTTCATTGCGTCGATCGTGTAATATATCACGTCCCAATTTATCCCAATGCCTGCATCATGGTCATTTTTCAGTCGCTGTAACACCTCCCGCGCCTGATCGTCCGTCAAGGTATCGTCAACCTCTTTTATATCGTCTATATGCCAAACTATTGATATTGAATCATCTGTTTTATTATTCATTTCACTTCGTTCCCTCTCAAGCGTTTGTTAATGTACATCATCGCGCATTCGTATTCCGTTTGGCCGGAATTGGCCATGCACATGGATATGTCATAGTCTGTAGGTTTCACGTTTTGTGCTATGGCAAAACATGCCAAGGCAAGCAGGGCTAGGGTTGCGTGTCGGAGTTTCATTTTTAGGCATCCTTTTCTATATCGCGCATGGCAGCTTCGTATTTTTCGCGCACTGCATCGATCTTTTCTTGTGCCTCACCCCTGCGGATAAGGCCTTGCAGCCGGATTTGCAGACCATATGCAAGATTCATTTGTGTTTGTTTCGTCATTTTCGTTCATCCTTCTGTTTTGATTAAATTAACCCGATTACAATGCAAAACGTGTTATGTCTTTCGTTCTCGTTTGCAAAATAGGCGTTATTCATATAATCTGCATCCTTCTGGCTAAAAATGTACCCATTGAACGCCTTATATCCTGCTTCTATTGTCTTAATCATCTTCTTCATCCTTGTGGTTTTGTTAAAATTAATCTACAAATTTTGCGGTTTTTTGCATTGCATCAAAGTTTTCTTTGACGAAATCCTTGTCGGTGGATTTTCCAATATCAAAACCGGCGCGATAAGCTGCCGTCACGCATTCCATAAAATCCCCTTGAAACCCTGCGTGCCTATCGATATAGTTTTTCGATCCCCGTTTTCCGATAAAAATCACATCGCCGCCGGTAGTGATAAGCTGGTATTTTTTGTCAAGTTTTGTCATTTTCTTCATCCTTCTGTTTCGCCGCGCCTCATTGCGCTGCTCATGAGATCAATATAGCCCATGAATAAAATATTTTGTAACGCATTATTTGCATGGCAGGTATGCGGGAAATGCATATGTTGATTTTATAAATGAAAATAGTTATTATGCCTTATGAGCTTAACACCGAAGCAAGAGGCATTCTGCCGCGAATATCTGGTAGACCTGAACGGAACACAGGCAGCCATTCGTGCCGGATATTCGCCTAAAACCGCGAACGAGCAGGCGGCGCAGCTCTTAGCCAAACTTAACATTCAGGAATATGTTCAATCGTTGATGGATGCGCGAGCAGAAAGAACGGACATAACAGCGGATTATGTTCTGAATGGCATCAAAGAGGTTACAGAACGCTGCACACAGGCCGTTCCTGTCATTGTTGACGGCCAGACGACTGGGGAATACAAGTTTGACGCTAACGCTGCCCTGAAAGGGTACGAATTGCTTGGCAAGCACCTCAAGCTTTTCACTGATAAGCATGAGCATACCGGTAAAGACGGCGGCGCGATAAAGCAGGATGTAACGGTGGAATTTGTCAATAAAAATTCAGATCCCCAGTAAATTTCAATTTCTTTTTGAGCCAAAGCGCTACAAGATTCTTTATGGCGGGCGCGGCGGGGCAAAATCGCATTCAATCGCGCGGTCTTTGCTTGTCATGGGTATGCAGAAACCCCTGCGGATTGTATGCGGCAGGGAAATCCAGAAATCCATAGCTGACAGCGTTCATGCCCTTCTAGGTGACTTGATCCGTGAACACGGCTTGCAGGATTATTATGAGATACTGCGGGACGTGATTCGCGGAAGAAATGGTACAGAATTTAAGTTTCGCGGTCTGAAGCACAACACAACCGATTTGAAATCTCTTGAAGGCGCCGACATCGTATGGATTGAGGAAGCGGAGAATGTTTCGCATAATTCATGGGAAATCCTCATTCCGACCGTGCGTAAAGAGGGTTCCGAGATATGGGTAAGCTTCAACCCCAAAAACCTGACAGACCCTACATACCAACGCTTTGTCGCGTATACCGATGACGACATGACGGCGGTTAAGATAGGATGGCAGGACAATCCATTTTTTCCCTCTGTGCTCGACAAAGAGCGGCGCAAGCTGGAGGCCGCCGATCCCGAAGCTTATGCCCATATTTGGGAGGGGCATCCTGATACCCGCCGCAATGGCTCTGTATACGCCCGCCAATTAGCCAAAGCCCGTGAGGAAGCTCGCATAACCAAAGTCCCGTATGACCCCGCCTGCGAGGTCTTTACGGCCTGGGACTTGGGATTCGGCGACGCCACATCTATTTGGTGGCTGCAGTTTGTGGGGCGCGAATTGCGTTGGCTGGAATACTATGAAAACGCTGGCGAGCAGTTAGGCCATTACGCGCAGATTATTAAATCCCGCCCGTATAACTACGCGACGCACGGCCATTACCTGCCACATGATGGCGGCCATGGCAACATTCGGGGCGAGAGCGTATCAAAGCAACTATTTCAGATGGGCTTGTCAAATACCGTTCTGGCAAGGGAGGCCGACATCTCTCCAGGAATTGAATTGCTGCGCCAGACCATCGCGTATTCTGTTTTCGACGCAGAGAAGTGCAAGGACGGCATCCATGCGCTGGATAATTACGGTTATGAGTGGGATGAAGACCGCAGCATCTTCAAGGACAAGCCTCGACATGACTGGACATCGCACGCGGCAGACGCGGCAAGATATGGGGCTATCGCAGCGGGACAGCGCAAGGGCGGGCTTGCAAGAATGACATCCGACCCCTTCGCTCCACAACGCCGCACTGGGTGGATGGGGTGAATTGACATCATATAAATATTAAAATATACTTAATCACCTGTGGCTTTTTGCCGCTTGTATGCCATGCCGTATAGGCCAATATCCAGCGATCAGGTAAATCGTTGTCGGATATTATCAAAACAGCGCAAGACGGTTATGAGGTCGCCCAATCACATTGGAGCGACATTTACACTCTTTCAAAAGAGGATTCCAATTTTCTTTCGGACAAGCCAGGGGCGCAGTGGGATGACAAAGATTTTAACTCCCGCAAGCGCCGCAATCGTCCCGCCCTCCAGATCGATCAACTGACGCAATTCGTTAATCAGGTGTCTAACGACATCCGCATGAACACGCCCCGCATTGACATCATCCCGCATTCAGGCGGAGCGGACATCGAAACGGCTGAAATCAGGCAAGGGCTAATCAGGGACATTGAACAAAATTCGAATGCCGATGACGCTTATGATTATGCCGTAAACTGCGCTATTAAATCCCGTATTGGCTTTATTCGGGTAGATCATCGATATAAGGATGACGACAGCTTTGATCAGGAATTTTATATTGAGCGGGTTGTCAACCCTCTTTCAGTTTACCTCGATCCTGAAAGCGTTGCCCCTGATGGCTCTGACGCTCGCCGCGCATGGGTGCTTGATGAAATCAGCGCAAAGGACTTTAAAGACAGATACCCTAAGTTTGATCCGGTATCATTCGATGGCGAGAAAATCGTCAAGGACGACGATCAGGTCGTCATTTGCGAATATTTTGAAATCGAAGAAGATCCGATTTCCATTGCAAAAATGCCGGATGGCAGCGTCATTGAGTTTAATGGAGACGCTCCGGAAGGTGCTCTTGACATACGGGAAATCACAAAGAAGACCGTTCGCAGATACCATCTTTCAGGAGCTGACGTACTCGAAGAAACTACATTCCCAGGGAAGTATATCCCGATAATCCCTGTATATGGGGAAGAGGCGTGGATCGACGGCAAGCGTCATCTTCACAGCCTGATTGCCAAGGCAAAAGACCCGCAGCGCCGATATAACTTCTGGGCTTCAACCGAAGCCGAATTGCTTATGAAGTCTCCGAAAGCAACAGCAATTGCAGTGGGCGGTACGACGGAAAACTATGCCGAGGACTGGAAAGACCCCGATAACGCTATCGTCCTGCGGTACGATCAGGTTGACGCCAAGGGCAACCCAGCGCCTCCTCCACAGCTTAATCCGGGGCCGCAAATACCTGCGGGTATCGTCAACGCGATGCAGCGCGCTGCGGATGACATCAAGGCGACGATGGGGCTTTATAACTCATTCCTTGGCCAGCGCTCTAATGAAACTTCAGGTGTTGCTATCCAGCAGCGCAAGATGGAAGGCGATAGAGCGATTTATCACTTTGGCGATAACCTTGTGAGGTCGATAACGCAAGTCGGGCGCGTTTTGAATTGCGGTCTTCATGAAATTTACACGGGGCCGCAGATTGTATCGATCGTAGGCAAAGAAGAAAATTCAGACAGCATCGGCATTAACGGCGCCCGCGTGGAAGATCAGGAGCGCGATTATTTCCTAGACAAGGGCGAATATAACGTCAAGGTCACAACGGGCGCGAGCTACGCCACGATGCGTCAAGAGGCCGCCGAGTTCTTCCAGCAAGTCATTCAATCCCAGCCGGAGCTGATACAGGTTGCGGGCGATCTGCTCTTTAAATACATGGATTTCCCCGGAGCGCAAGCGCTGGCGGAGCGCCTGAAAAAAACAATCCCGCCGCAGCTTTTAGATGAAAATTCAGAAGACCCGCAAGTCATGGCGCTACAGCAGGAAAATCAGCAATTACAGCAGGCAATTCAGGCCATGCAGGCTGAGTTGCAAAGCAAGCAGGCCGATATTCAGGTCAAGGTTATGTCCGAGCAGAATGACGTTCAGGAAAACCAAGCTAAAAATCAGATTGAAGTGGCGAAGCTTCAGCTTGAGCAGCAAAAAATGGCGATGGAATACGAAATAAAGCAGGCCGAGCTGGCGCTTAAAGCGCAAGAGCTGGCCTTGAAAGAAACACAGGCCATTCTGGCCGCGCAGCAACCTGCTGCGAACGAAATGCCGCAATCGGGCGGTGAACAACCCGAAAGGAACGACTATGAGTGAAGAAAATCAAGGCGACGGTTTTGAAGTTGAAGCGGATGTTTCGATTGAAAATGATGCCGTTGAAAGTGACGTCGAAAATTCCGATGCGAAATCGAATGATCAGGACGAGCCCGCTGATGATGGCGATCTGTCTGATAATATTGATAAGGAATTAAAGACTGTCCGTAAGGCGCTTGATAAGAGAAATCGATATATTAACAATCAGCGCCAGCGCATTCGTGACCTTGAAGCAAAAATGCGCGAGATGGAGAGTTCCTTCGGAAAGAACAAGTCTGAAGCTCCGAATATGGAGAAATTCGACAGTGTTCTGGATTACATGAAAGCGGATCAGAACTACACGCTTGAACAGAAATTGAACGAGCAGAACCAGAAGCAGCAGCTTGACGCGCTGAAGCAGCAAAAAGACTTGGCTCTTGCCGAGCAAGCCAGAGTGATTGAA